GATACTTCTTTTGCTCTTTTGATAAAGTTTTTTAATGTTTTCCAGATGTCAATCTTCAAAGCTTCTTCTATGTTTTCTTTAATTGATGTTAGTTCTACAAGAATAAGAAGAACACATGCAACTTTTGTAGAAAAGAATTGAACTGAAACAATGTTTAGTAATAGTTCGTTCAATAAAAATTTATCAATTGGAAAGAGAACAATAATTGACACCTCATAAAGAACCATTTTGCTTATTATGTTTGACAACTTTCTACTACGAATAGATTTCCATCCATCCAATTTAACTGATTTATAAATACCTGTGAATGTATCACACAAGATTACTAGACCTACAACCATAACTAACTGTTGAATTGGTGCAAAGAATAAAAGTAGGGCTGTTAATAGTTGTAAAGGAAATGATTTCATTTAAGGGGCATTAGAGTTGATATTATATCTAGCAAATGTAAAATTTATATTTGGAATAACGAAGACTACATAACAGATTTCCTTCATAATATAGCATAACGTAAATATATTTTTTCTACCTTTGAAACACCAAATAAACACTATGAAACCAATGAAAATCTTATTCCTGGCACCTCATTTATCTACAGGAGGAATGCCAGCTTTTCTCCTTAAAAGAATACAAGCTTTACAAGCTAATACAGATGTAGAAATCTTTGTTGTAGAATATGCATGTCATAGCTTTGATTATGTTGTACATAGAAATCAAGTTATGGATATTGTAAGTCCATACTTCCATACACTATGGGAAAACAAGATGCAATTATTTAATATAATAGATGGTTGGAAACCTGATATAATTCATATAGATGAGATGTCTGAAAGACTAGATAGAGAGATGATCAATAAATTATATTCTTCTAGTAGAACATATAGAATAGTAGAAACATGTCATGATGTTTCTTTTGTACCAGAGACTAAAATGTTTACTCCTGATGCATATGCTTTCTGCAGTCCTTATCACTTAGATACATTTGCTAATGTAGATGGTTACAGACAAGTGATTGAGTTTCCTATTGATCCAGATACAGCATCTTATAGAGATCAACGTGATGCTCAGCACTACTTAGGTATGGACACCACAAAACAACATGTTGTAAACATAGGACTGTGGACTCCAGGAAAGAACCAAGCAGAAGGATTAGTTATAGCAAGAAAGATGCCACATGTACAATTCCACTTTGTAGGTAACCAAGCTGGGAACTTTCAACACTATTGGTTACCATTGATGGACAATGTACCAAGCAATGTAACTATATGGGGAGAACGTGATGATACAGATGCATTTATGAAAGCAGCAGATGTGTTTATGTTCAATAGCACATGGGAATGTAATCCTTTAGTGCTACGAGAAGCTATTAGTTATGGCAAGACTATCCTGGCCAGAAACCTTCCTCAATATAAAGACATGTTCACTAAGTACATAATGGATATAGATATTAACGACATAGAGAATCAACTAACCAAGCTATTAAGAAACCAAAGTCTTTATGTTATTCCTTCAGACAATAGATCTGAACACTTTGCTGAAACTCATGTAAATCTATATAAGCATGTAATGTCTGTTATTCCACACAGAAACACCATAAATGATTATAATATCACACATAATTTTGTTGGCCAGCCATTCTTAGAGATAACAGGTACCAGCAAGAGTGACTTCACTGTAGAGTTTTATGATGGTGATTCATTATATCACTATGACACTATCAAATGTAATCACTGGATTAGATTGAATAGACAGTATTATACAGACTGGGAGATCATTGTGTACAAAGATGGAGTGGAAGTGTATCATTATAGAATGAATCTGAACAACAAAAGAGTGTATATAGCTTTTGAGAGTTCCTCTTTAGGAGATACAATAGCTTGGATGTCTTATGTAGAAGAGTTTCAGAAGAAACACAATTGTAAAGTGATTGTGAGTACGTTCAAGAACTTCTTGTTTGAGAAAGAATATCCAATGCTAGAGTTTGTTGCACCAGGCACTACAGTGAATAACCTATATGCAATGTACAGACTTGGTTGGTTCTATGATGTAAACAAAGAACCTGTTCTTCCTAACACAATACCATTACAACAAACAGCTACAAACATTCTAGGCCTTCCATACAAAGAAATCAAACCAAGACTTGCATATAAAAAATCAGATGTACAAGGCATGTATGTAGCTATTGCAACTAATAGCACAGCAGGATGTAAGTTCTGGACTAGAGAACATTGGCAAGAAGTAATTAACTATATACACGATCAAGGATATAAAGTGAGAAATGTATCACTAGAAGATAATCCATTTGACAACTGTCAAGGATTACTTGACAGGTCTATGGAAAACACTATGCGTGTTATTGATGAAAGTAGATTCTTTATAGGACTATCAAGTGGACTAAGCTGGTTAGCCTGGGCCCTAGACAAAGAAGTAATTATAATCTCAAACTTCACACAAGAAGATCACGAATTCAAATGCCATAGAGTGACAAACACAAGTGTGTGTCATGGCTGTTGGAATGATCCACAATATAAGTTTGATAAAGGAGATTGGAACTGGTGTCCTGTATTTAAAGGAACAGACAGACAGTTTGAATGTCAGAAGTGGATAACACCAAGAATGGTGATAGATGTTATTAAAAAAATAAACCCCTCATAAGAGGGGCTTTTTTTAAGTAAGTGGACATGGTTGATATTCCCATACACCTTTAGAGCTATAAACACAACTTAAACAAGCTTGCCTACCTGTTGCTGCATAATATGCGTCAGTGAAAGTAGTTAATGGAGGAATTATTATTGTACCACTAATACCTATTGTTTCACAAGTACCAAAATTAACCTCTATTGATTGAGTGGCACTAGGATTGTATATATCAAATCCACAACAACTTTGTCTTATTATAGACTCACTAAGTCCAATAACAAAAACCATACAAATAGTTTCACTAGGAGCCATTGCATAATCAACTAACCAAGTTCCATCACATTTATATCCTGTAATAGTTGTAGTTGATAGGCTATCATTTATATAACTGTAACAACATTCATATTGTCCTGGACAATACACTTGATTAAATCTTTCTTTCATTTGGCCAAGACAGTCATCACAACTTCCTGAAATACCAACTACATTAGATACTGTAGCTGTAGTTGTTCCTGTAATACTCCATGAAAGCAATTTGTAACAACCAACTCCTATATCAAGAGTTAGAAGTAATCTCTCACCTACATTATAGGAAGCGTTTAAAAGTACCACTTCAATTTCTTCTGTACAACAATTTTGTATTGTGTAATAAACATCTCTTGGGCATTCATTGGCTAATGTACAAGCAATACAATTATCAAGACCATACTCTGTAACAGGAACAATAAATGATAAATTAGGAAATGCATAATCAGATGGTTTTATAAGCCAACATATACCAAATGTATCAACAAACACATCACCCATAACAAGAGTAGGAAGCGTAGCTTGAAGTAGTTCTAATGTACTGTACCCAGTTAATCCACAACATGATTCTAAAAATACAGGTGTAGGACACCCATTAAGACTTCTACATACATCACTCAAACAATCTGTTATAGGATACACTGTACCCACTTCTACAACATTTGTAATAGGAAGAGGTGTAGTCTCTGTTGCACTCCAACAATATCCATTTGTATCAACAAATGTATCTCCAACATTAACACCAATTAGTGCTGCTGTAAATACTTGTTCATCACCAGCACAACAACCTATAATTTTAAAGTTTAAAGGACATGGATTTGCGTCAATACATGCATCACAATCAACATACGCTGTTGATTTTGTTCTCACTGCTGTAACAGAATCTAATGTTTCTGCTACTACAGTCCAACAGTTTCCATCAGTATCAACAAATGATTCTCCAATAGGAACAAGATTATCAATAATAACATTTGTATATGCAGGATCACAACAGTTTCTGATTAATAAATTTTGTCCTGTAGCTATACAAGCTTGTGAAACATCTAATGTATAAGAAAATCCAATATTAACTGTAGTAGGAGTTTCATTATCATTACCAACACCAAGACCTACAACAAAGAATGTTTCATTTGAAGCTAATACAGATGATAGAATAATTAATTCTGAGAAACAAACTTTTAAAATCTCAAGAGATATTGGATATGAAGCAACAGATATCACTGTAGATAATGGAGTATCTTCTCCTATCTTTACTTGTGAACAATTAAAACGTGAAACAGTGATATAAAAAACAGGATTTGCAGGAAGAGGAATAGCAAATGCTCCACTAAAATATGCAATACCAGAAATTTTTATTGTATCTCCTACATTTAAATCTATAGGAAGAGGAATGCCAAAATTACTATTGGTATATTTTAAATTAATTAAATTTCCAAAACCATCGCTTCTAACTCCTCCAGTGTAATCTCCATAAGACCAACCTAATCCATCATTTCCACCAAACATTTGGCTTATATTAGGAGAGTTAAAACTATTTGAACTAAATTTTCCTGACACTGCAGCTATTTTAAAATGGTCAGGACATGAACTTCCTCCACCAGTACCAGCACCACTAGTACCTGAGGTACCTGAAGTTCCACTACATACACCATTATTAACTATATTAAATGATGCACCTTCATCCCACACTGTAGCACAAATAGATATAAACTGTTCTGCTGGTATCTCTACAGAAAATGAAGTACCAGTACAATCTTTATATCCATATGCTTGAGGATCTAAAGTGATATTAGTAACTTCAAGGCTATTACAAGTAAGACCAGAAGTTCCATCAGTTCCACTAGATCCATTGGATCCAGATGTTCCTGCAGATCCATTTGTTCCTGAAGTACCATCACTTCCATCACCACCTGAAGCACCATTTAGATTTACATCCCAGTCACAATATTCAGCTGGTGTACCAACTACAGTGGTAGGAAGACTAAATACTAATTCTCCTGTAATATTATTGTATG